AACATTCACCGCATCGTCAAGGTCGGCAATTCTGGTTTGGATAGTTATTTCGGCCTTATCTTAGGCATCCAATTAAACATTGTTGAAAATCATCTCGAACTGCCAGTCGAGTTCTGTGACCTGCTCATCCAGATTCTGAAACAGGGTTGCCAGCTGTAGGGGTCTAAACCACTGCAAATTGCCGATTCCAGCGAGATTCGTCTTTCTGGATAGCCTTTCCTTGATGCCACCCACCACCTCCTGTGCGGCCTCTCGCTCAGTAAACACACCCTTGATGGAGGCATTGACCACCTCTGACCCGTAGCACTGGAGCCTTGCCATCTCTGCGGTTCCTCCTCCCGTATCCAAGGCCCAGACGTTGACCATCTCAGCGGGGAACGTACCCAAGAAAGCGTTGACCCCTTCCCGGCCTCCTGTTGCGGACAGCAATTCCTTGAAAACTTCAGCCTCTGCTTTTGTCCATCCGTTAATTATGCTCATAATCGATCCAGTGCCTTTTCCAGTTCGTTCCCGAAAATTGTGATGATGTCGTCCGTTTTGTCTTCAATCGCTCGACTGATGAAAAGCTCATCGGCTTGCGGTCCTGCTCTCTGAGTTCCGATGCCTCTCTTTTTCCAGCCCCCCGGCTTGTTCTTCAGCGAGTGAATCCTGTATGCGTAGTCTCCAGCTTCTGAGTTTGACGGCACTCCGATTGCAACGTGATCTTCGTCCCGGCTCATTATGCGGATTGAGTTCTTCAGTCTACCGGGTTGCGGTTGTTGCCTTGTCTTTCCCTTTCGCTTTCTATTGGAATTGATCTGTCCTTTTGTCGGTGAGATTGGACTGTACAGCTTCGATTGCCTTACAACTAGATTGCCACTTTGGAAAAAAGCCCTTGCCGTTGCCTTGCTGGCTATTGGACCCAAGTTCTTTAGTTTTCTTATCGTTTGTTCCAGTGTTGCCATCTTCAAACCTTAGCCCGTAGGCCAACCGCACCCCGTTCTTTTCGACAATGATGATGTGGGTGTGCATATGTTAGGCATGGGAATCAATCTGCTTTCCGCTTCTTAGTAGCGACACCCTTCCGGGCTGAATCGCTTTTGTCATCCTGTAATGCCTTGACCGCACCTCTAGTTGAGACCTTGCCACGCTCACGGTTCTTGATCTCGGTTGCGTACTTGTTCCATTCTTCCTTGGTTGCTTCTTTGGGATTGGGCAAATCCTTTTGTTTTTTAATCGTGTCCTTGTCCAGTTCCCGGTTGATTGAAACCAGCGAGCAGACGCAGTTGGGATGAAAGACTCCAGCCTCCACCGCATCGGCTTCACTGGGGAAGTTTGGATCTAGACCGTTTGCCGAAACCACCACCCCCCGCCAGCGGGAACAGGTCGGACAAGGATCTCCGCCCCCCTCAATCGTGGCAAGGTCGAACTCTCCGGGGAAGTCAGCAAGCTCGGCTTCAGCGTCAAGAATTGAGTCTTTGTATGCCATGCGGTAGACCTGCGATGGCAGTGTCCTTGAAAGCATATTGAAATAGTTTGCGGAGTCCCATGCTCTCCCGGATTTATCGATGAACTTCCAAGAGTCCAGCCCAACACCCAGTTGCTTTCCCCATGCCTCCTTGAGTTGGGTTTGCAGGTTGCCCCCGGTCAGGCCATGCTGGACAAGCGTCTCACGAACCACCGCATTGAGTTGCTGGACATCTTTGGCGGCCATGTTTGCGGTCTTCTGGGCGGCCAGTTTCGGCATCTTGCCATCTTTGGTCGGGATCTTCGTGAATCGGTAGTACTCGTTGAATCGGTCCTCGCTGAACTCAGCACCCAGCCCTGCACCCGTGATTCCCCTCACGTCCTTTTTAACGGCCTCCACAGTGCGTTCAGTGGACGAAATGCCCCAGTCGGTTATCTCACTACTCAGCTTCTCGTAACGGGCTTCTATGGCCTTGTAGGTTGCGTCTCGCCCTCTGCGGGTTCCGACTGAATCGATTCCTTTTTTGATTCTGGACTCGATGTCTCCTTTGGCTTGTTCGAGTAAAGCAAGTAGCTCTTGTTGCCCCGGCTTGATGAGCTTTCGGAGATTCTTAAGCGGTTCATCCACTGCCGCCTCCTAACGGGTGAAGGCGACTTGAACCCTGCGGTAGTTCCAGCCCATGTAGTGCTTTGCACGTTCCGCAATCTGGTGTGCGGTGACTCCGTCCTCCCTGCGGTCCTCTACGTCAGGAGCGAGCCATTTGGGGCCGTTTTGCTCACCGTTGGGATTGCTCATGGAATAAAGCATCATATGCAGGGCCTGCTCATACACGGCAAGGTCTTCACGAGGCCAGTCGCCATCAGAGGTCGTGTCTTCGTCCAGCAGGCGGGGCTGGGTTTGCGGGGATGTCCCCGTCAGGGTGTACGCTGGTTTTGACAACTCCTCGACCAGTCTGCGTTTCGCCATGGTGATGGCATTGTCTCGCTGGATATTGTCGAAGGCATACCACACGCTTTTCTCGGTGTGGGTGTTGAAATAGGTGTCAGCTAATGCTCTGGTGATTGCCATGATTCCTCACTCGTTAAAGCCCACCCGGATGATGGACTTAAAGGAGTGGGGGGACACCCCGAAGGATGCCCCCCTCAATCACTTTAGCTCTGCATGATCACGCCATACTCAGGCTTCAGAACCTTAGCACCCACGAACACATCGAAACGCATGACGCTTTTCGGGGTTCCGCTGGTTGGGTTGATTTCGGAGTCCATGCTGACTCGGACCGACAGACCGTTCACCAATTCCACTGCCGAGTTCACGGACAGAGGAGCGGGAGCGATGATTGCACCAGCGGCCGCACGAGGATTGTAGATGAAATCCTGAGTGACCTGTGTTGCGATCGTGATTGCGGCATCGTCTGCGGGGCTGGAGGCCAGTGCAGTGTCGAGGGTCAGCGTTGCGGCATTCCCGGTGATTACTGCATCATCCGTGACAACGTAGGTTCCAGCAACACCGTCAATCGTGATGCGGGTTCCCGCTTTCACTTTCCCAGTCGATGCGGTGTAACCATCCGTCACCAGAGAAGTTCCAGTCTGCGAAGCACCGTCCACCAAAACAGTCCCGGCAGTGTCACCCGTGTCGAGCGATCCACCAGCCTGATTGGAAACGTACCAGTCGATTCCGTACTTCCGGCCGAGGGTAGCTTCACGGAGTGCGGTGTCGTTTGCTTCACCGTAATCACGGTTGATAAACTCACCAATTCCGAAGAAGTTCTGCTCGGCAGTGGAGCCAATCACACCAACAAGATCAGACATATCGCAACGATTGTCACGAAGAGTCTTACGGGCGGCAGTGATGTCAGCGGCTACAGCAGGAGACGTTCCGGCAGTTCCGGCCACGTTCTGAGCAAACCCACCGCAGATATTGTTCATCAAGCGGTTGTCGATTGCTTCAGCGAGGCCGACCATTGCGGGGCGAACCACCTGCTCGGAGATGCTGTTCACTTCGTAGAGAGCTTCCTCGGTGTTCACTTCTTTCACAACGGAAATGAAGTTCTTCGCAGGAACTCGTACTTTGGTTTCGCTGATGTCAGCGGCAGTCACAGCAGAAGCGGCAGAAGCGTCAAGATCTACCTCGGTAGCTGTGTCATTGGCAACAACTGCGACATCCACGTCCCCACCACTGGAGGTCGTGAACTTCTGCTGGTGGTCCCGGTTGATCAGATTGCCCATAACGAGGTCATCTGACAAATAAATGCCTGCGTCCCGTGAAAGAACTTGCAGGGTTTCCAGTGTATTAGCCATGATTTATTCCTATCTCCGCCCTTTTGGACGGTTTTCTCTTAATTGTTTTTGACGTTGTTCAATGGTCATCTGCGATGGATCGGTCGGCTCAGGTTGCCCAGAACCTCCTGCATTCCTCGTCCCCGTCCCCGGAGTGGGGCTGGCTTGAAAGAGTGCTGGATATGCTTTTTCAAAGTCTTGGATAATCGGATTCACGAAGTCACTGTCTGACAGGTCATCAACTTCATTGAGCAAGGTTTCAAGTTTCAACCTGCCCAAGTCTTTTGCACTGTCATCCATGAACTCAAGTTTTCCGACTACCTGCTCGAATGCGTGATTCCTCTGGATCTTTTGGTTTTGCAACTCAAGTTCAGACTTTGCGGTCTTCATATCTTCGAGTTGTTTTTGCAACTTCTCCAGCGTCTTCGCATTTCGTTCGGCATCGGTTCCCTTGTCAGTAAACGATTCGATCTGCTCTTCGTATTCAGCCAGCTTGCCCTGCAATTCTGCAAGTTCGGCTTTATGCTGTTCGGTCGCTTTTTTGCGAGCGTTAGCGGCCGCCTCATTCTTTGCCGCTGAAACGTCAGGCAGTTTAAACCCTTTTACCGATTCAATTTCTTCATCCGAAAGGGTCTCCCCCTCCACAACTTTCAATAGAACATCCTCAATACCCATAGCATTGACTCCTTTGCTGTGTTAACGCCCTGCAAGTTAGGCGACCGGGTGAACTATTCACCGTGTTTTTGGCGTACGTTTAAACA